TGCATTCACCAGATTGCTAAGGAAGCAAATAGGACTGCTGGGAATTGAACCCAGTTTACCCCGTTATAAGCAGAGAGCATTAACCAATATGCGACAGTCCCTTAGGGTCCTTCGTTGTTTTGCTCTGTGTATATTCGTATGAGTTCATCATCAGCAGGCACCATTACTGCCCTCTCACCCCTATTATTTTCCACTCCTATCGTCTCTCCGTTTTCCACTCTTTCCATCAATTTTTCCCAGTTTTTTTGCCAGTATTCCACTGAATAAAATTCCATAGTTGCATTATGTATAATGAAATTATGTGGCAAGTTCCTATCGCCGCTACTCCTGAACCTGCCGAAGGGGAGCACCGCAGTTGATCTCTCAACTTTTAAATTATACTACTCAAAATTTACTCTGTCAATTACCTTGCATGATGTCTCTAAAGTAAAAATCAACCTGAGTCAAACTTCCAGTTGGTGGTTCAATATCATTACTCGCCCAAGTCTTACAAAGATTGCACATCTTTTCCGTGATACCTCTTGGACCATACATTCTTGCAAATGATGACATTGCAAAATTGAATCTACTTTTATACTTCTTTTCCATTATCCAAATGTATTTCCGTATTATGAATTTTTGCAATTCCTATAACTGGAACTACTATTAAAGCATAGCATAAGATAAAGAGAAACGCATCGTTCTCCATAAGAGTTCTAACTACTGCTAACATTTTGTTTTACCACACAAAAAGATAGAGACAACTGCAGAAAAATGGTGCAGTCATCTCTATCTATTAAAATATAAATGAGTTGTTATACTTATGTCAGGGGTTCCTAATTAAAAAAATATTTTAATCCTAAAGATGTTCTACCACCTTCAAATTCTTTTATACTACTTAAGTATTCAGCAAATAATTTTAAATCCTTACCATATTCAATACCAATAGATCCTAGAGGACCTTCAAAGTTATCTTTACTATCAAACTTTGAGTTATTCACAGATATACCACTGTATACTGTAAGATCTGGTGATAGTGGTGCTAAAAATTTTACACCAGCGTGATTGATACCAGGATGATCATCACATTGCATTGGTGATGAAAGATGTTCGGCAAACAATCTTATATGTTTGTACATATCATATTCAATACCAAAGGAACCAGAAGGTTCATGTAAATCAAATTGCTCAGTATCATAGGGTTCTATATTAACTCCAATATAAGTTTTAACACTATCTGGACTCATAACTCCAAGTATTGCAGTTGTTAGTGTTCCGACAATCGTGCTTGGTCCAATACATAAAATCATTAAACATTACCTGGTGAAAGAGATTGGAAAATTTTAGAACATGCATTTACAGCATGGGTTGCTCCATATACTCCAGAGAAGATATATGAGATACCTAACTTGGAACAATACAGTTCCAGTTCCTGACATTTTGAGATATTATTGGTGCTGTAATCGATGATGATATCACCCTCCTCAAGTAAAGGCAGCAACTCATCAAGTGTGTCTTCTACCTTTACTTCTGGGAGTGTAATCTGAAAGATACCAGGAATTTTACCAGCACTAGTATATTGCTTGCTATCAGATTTAACTGCTTGAACAAGATACTCTAATGAAGTTACACATCCACTAATATATCCTGCTTCATATTGTCCACAGGCACTTTCATAGTTAGTGCTACTGTAACCCCAAACTTCAATTCCCTTTGCAAGCATACGGCGGGACATACCTTCACCAATACGACCTAGACCAATCAATCCAACTTTCATTTTAATCTTCCTTTATTTTTTACCGACCATGTTATTTCCATTGTAATAACCATCAAACTAATAAATCCAAAAACAAATAATCCACTCATCATAGTGTTATATTTAACCAAGGCAATAGTGGTGGAATTACTCCGATAAGTCGAAGTAAACCTTCAGCAAAAAGTGAGAGAACAACCCAGCCAACACACATACTAATAATTCCAGCATTACGATTGTGTTTTCGTATTGCATCGTCGATCATCTCCTGACATTGTTGTCGTGTTACGTAGTGCTCTGGTTTTATTTCACTCATCCTGTGAGACATTAGGCAAACTACTCATTGGATCAGGTTGTCCTCCTACTATAGCACAAGCTCGTTTATAATAGTAGTTGTTTGTTGTGTCGTTTTCCTCAAAAACTTTTTTAATTGTTGCCCAGTTTTGAAATTCGTCGGGATGCATGGTAGAAAGTAAGTGTCTACAAGACTATTTAATGTATCAAATTGCTACACTAATAATATTATCAGTGTTTCTTAACGGAAGAGAGAGGATTCGAACCTCCGGAGGACTTGCACCCTCGCTAGTTTTCAAGACTAGAGCCATAAACCACTCGACCACTCTTCCAGTTTATCGGACATCAAAGTCCAATTTACGAACTTTACGTCTACGTCTCTCTTCTTGATAAAGAAGTTCTCCTGAAGAGAAGTGACTATCAATTTTCCTCTCTACATTATTAGTTACCATTACAACTTTATCCAAATCTTTGGCGCCAATTTTATTATCAACCAAACTCATTTGATTGGGACAACCACAGAACTGAACTTTACTAGTGCTTGTCAGTTCTTTTCTACACTCTTTGCATCTGATAGTAATCATTAGTAGTACTTTGAATTCTACATGCTCGAAGAGGGGATCGAACCCCCGACAATCTCCGTGTAAAGGAGGTGCTCTACCTCTGAGCTATTCGAGCAAACACTACACTTATCCGTATGCTATGTGGGCATCACACCCAGTATACTGACAGTTTGCAATGAAGTAGGACAGGGATCCTCCCTGAACATCCAAAGGGGGTTAATTCCATCCATCATTCTGGGTGGCACCTTTGGTTGGAACGTCTCAAGTTCCTGACTCCCCCGGCAGGATTCGAACCTGCGACCAGACGATTAACAGTCGTCGGCTCTACCGCTGAGCTACAGAGGATTGTTATACTCTTTCTTTGTTTTGAAGTAGAGTTTATAATATCTCTTCTTCATTTCATTAATAGTATTCATATCATCTTCAAATCCCATATATTTACATAGTTGGGATGACCCTTCCAATTCACTAATCAATCTTAGTATATTGACAGGGTGTTTTTCAAGTCCTCCAAAATCATACTTTGACATAATAATAGACTGAAGGAAGCGGGTGATCGGGTTCGAACCGACGACATTCAGCTTGGAAGGCTGACGTTCTACCACTGAACTACACCCGCATATGAATGGGCCTTACATGGAAGAGGAGGTGGTGGTCTCTTCCAATGCCCAACGACTCAAGTAGGATTCGAACCTACGACCGACTGCTTAGAAGGCAGTTGCTCTATCCTGCTGAGCTATTGAGTCATAGGTAGGGGATTACCCCCTTTCAACACCATCGTTGTTTTCGACAAAATCATCATACTGCTTTTCTGTGATTTCGTCAAGTGATACAACTTCTAAATCTTCTTTGGGGTCGAACCACTCATCAAATTCTGCCATGATTGCCATTTGATCGTAGATTCTTTCTACACCCTTTTCACTATACTCTTCTACTTTTTCAATTGCCCATTGTCGTATGTCATATACAATTTCAGGAGTTTCCTTCATAATAATCTTTTCGGAAGTACCTGCTGAGGATGTTACTATTGTAGTAGGCAGGTCCTCCTGTGTCAAGTGATTCGGTAAGGACTCCGTGGATAAAGAGTTGTTTTGTTTCTTCGAAGTTTGTTTTGCCACCTGTTTTATGTAAAGACAGGATAGTTCTACTAAAGTTCTGTCTACCCAATTTGTCAATGTCCGCTTTAAGTTCTGGACAAGACCCATAATACTTTCTCCAATCTGATTCTGATTTTACTTTTCGTTTCTTTCCTTTAGGTGTTCTATGCTGCCAAAAATACTTTCGCCCAATGTATTGTCGTTGGTTTGTGAGATTGGTAATGTTATAAACAAAACCGTAGTTGTCCCGAATAAGGCTACCATCAAAGGGAACACCCAAATAGATCCATGGATTTTCATAATCAATACCGATACTCATCAATAATGTTTAACACCTTGTCGAGATATTTATGTGCCATATCTCGATCCCCCTGCCATATGGTATCAGGTTCATCGTATACATCATTTTTTAATTTGAGTACACGATTTTTCAACTCTTCTTTCTTCAGTTCATTCTTAGGCATAGGGGAATCTCATGTCCCCCTATTTAAGCACAATTCAAAGTTGGAATCCACTGAATGTGTCCTTTTTCACATCTTGCTTGATTCCACCAACAACATAAGACTCTACTTCAGTCTCTTGTGGTGCTACCTGAAGACCCTTAGAAGAGATCCAGTGCTGTGTCCAAGGCAGAGGATTGTTGCTTGCGGCAATATCATACTGAGGTCTCAGACCAATTGCCTTGAGACGACGATTAGCAATCCACTCAACATACTGTTGGAGTAGTTTGTCATTCAAACCAATCATAGATCCATCCTTGAACAGATAGTCTGCCCAACGTTTCTCTTCATTTACAGCACGATCAAATGCCTTATAGGTCCACTCTTCCTCCTCTTTCATGATCTGCTTCATTTCGGGGTCGTCCCCTTGCTTCCATTTGTTGAGGATATTTTGAGTAATTGCAAGATGCTGATTTTCATCTCGTGCGATAAGAGAGATGATTTTAGCGGATCCTTCCATAAGCTTGAGT